CGTGAAGAATGGATACACGACTACTTTGCACAAGAGACAGCATATGCTATAATGTTTCAAGAGTTAACTGGATTAATGCCAAAGAAACTCGTAACAATCATTGCCTGTGAAACAGGCACACCTCAAGTATTTGAAATTTATGACAAGTTTAAGTATGCTCGAAAACTCAAAGAGTACATCGACACCTACAAAGGAGCCTACGGTGAGTGGTAAAATAGATGAAGTTTTTGAAGAAAATTTTATGACATCAGCAAAGTTTTCTGTAGAGATAGAAAAGATCGTTAAGGATTCTAGTCTAAACTACATTGAAGCTGTTGTCCAGTTCTGCGAAGATAAAAATATAGAACTAACTGGTATCAATAAACTGATATCAAAACCATTAAAAGAGAAGTTAAAGTTTGACGCACAACGTCTAAATTTTATGAAACGCACAAGCAAAGGGTTTTTGAAACTGTGACAGGATTTGAAGTTTACAAGATGTATCTTGCTCTGAAACTTCATTTCACTTCCGACACTTACGATTATTTCCAATACGGTGGAAATGCTAAGGCATCACAGACTTCTTTTGACCAACGAAAAGATAAGTTCTTTTTTGTCAAACTCTCAAGGAAGTTTAAGGACTTCGAGCTACGCGAATTTTTTGTAGCTAACTTTATCTCAGAGGATAAGGTGTATCCTGCAACTTTAGTCAGAGAGGGTGCCAAGAATTATTCTGATTATATTAAACGCAAAGAATCTCTAAGTTATAGGTTCAAAGAGGATTGTGAGGTACTATATGATATGTGTGATAACTTCGATGATCTGTTCAGTGTAACATCCGTTCATCCCCCCTTGATAAAAGCACAGTTGGGTGGTAGAATAAGTATTGAAACACTCACAATATTCAACAAGATCTTCCATTTTATCTCAGATTTTGATAAAACAATCAATGACGAGATAGTCTGGAAACCACTTCGTAACAAGGTGGTGAAGTACGACCCATTCCTGAGTGTGGACTTGGGTAAATATAAGAGTATCATCAAATCGCAGTACGTATGAAGTTTTTCCAATCTGAAGTAGTTCGTGATGAACTAAACAGAATGCAAGATCTCTATCTTGAAATTAACAAGATGGGGTTAATGCTGACAACACCTCAGAAAAGAGAACAGTTGGACAAGATGATCGAACTGATCAATCTCCAACAGACTATGTACATGCGTGTTACATTATCTGACGACCCTGATGCCAGAACCATGGTGGAGCAAGTAAGAAATGCTGCAACAATGCTCGGCATGAATCCAAATGATGTAAACCACACATTTTACGATACACTTAGAGACAATGTACAAGAAATGATCGACAAATTACCTAAATAATGACATGCATTTAATAATTATTGGAGTAGCGATAGTGCTAATATGTGCTATCATCTGTACGTTGATATTATACAATCCGCACAGATGAAGTTAACTCAAGAAGTGATCGACCAAATACAAGAAGCGATGAACCATACTAAGAAGAATGGAGATATCAATTGGGTCGATGGAGACGACATAGATGTCTGTCTCGCAGGAACATTCGCTGCTGACAGGTTCATAGTTATTCATAACAGAACCAGAAGTAGCACAACAAAAGAGAATTTTATCAAATGAGATTAGCCGTACTGTGTTCTGGAAATGGAAGTAATTTCGAGAATATAGTGCGAACGTGTAGATCTGACGAAGTTGTGTTGATGATCCATAACAAAGTAAAGTGTGGAGCAGCAAAGAGAGCAGATAAGTTAGGAATACCTCATTCATATATCGAATCTACTGATGAAATCAATATGATTCGACTTATTCAAGCATGGAATGTAGACCTCGTAATACTTGCAGGTTGGATGCGAATTGTTACAAATGATTTCATAGAAGCGTTTCGTGGTAGAATAATTAATGTTCACCCCTCTCTTTTACCTAAGTATAAGGGGTTACATGCAATTGAACAGGCAATGGAAGCAGGTGAAACTGAGACTGGTGCTACTGTTCATTACGTAAACGAGGAACTCGATGGTGGTGAGATCATCATCCAGTCCAAAGTACCTATATTACACAATGACGATATCAAATCACTTACCAAGGCGATTCAAAGAAGAGAATACGCCATACTTCCAGAGGCTATCAAACATGTTAAGTACAAACTACAGAAACAGGATAGTGGATATATGTTGCAGGATGATATCTACCGATGGGACGGTAGACTTAAAAGAAAGGATATGGATGAACAAGCTATGCAGCAACAATAAGTCTGCATCAGCACTTGCAGGTTCTTTATTATGCCCTGATTATGTACCTCATGATTACGAGAAGTGGGATTAAAAGTTGATACTGTAGATAATGAGATTAGAGTAGTAGATAATTTATTACCTAAAAAATTATTTGAACCATTACAACATTGGTTTACCGAAGGATGTAGATGGCAATATTGCCCTTACATTTTAGGCGATGGTGAAGATACAGATCCTGATGCATACCAGTTTGTGCATATGTTTTGGGATCCATGTTTAGGTGTAGTATCACCAGAAATGGAACGTATCTACCCTTTAGTTCAAGTTATCAATCCGCATGTATGGTTAAGAATCAAAGCAAACCTTAACCCTAAGAAGGATAAGGTAGAAGTCAGAGACTTTCATACTGACGTAGGTCCTTATAACCATGTGACATCTATATACTATATTAATACATGTGATGGATGCACAAATTTTGAAGATGGAACTAAAGTAGAATCTGTAGCGAACAGGTTACTCACTTTCCCATCAAACAAACGTCATTCTGGTACAGCATGTAGTGACGAAAAGGCACGAATAGTGCTGAACTTAAATTATTTCCCCAATAGATCATGAACCTTTGGACAAATTATAAAAAAGCACTATGGGAAACATTTCCTGACTTTGAAAGAACTGAACCTCTCTGGGCAGACTGGACTGGTCGAAAAGATTCAAATTTAAAAGCAACGGTATACACACATGAGCACTTTATTAAATCGAGAGAAGTTGACATCTGGGATGACAAATCCAGTATCTACAACAACATACTTTATCCTAAGACTGGGAGTAATCTTCCCTGTTTTGGCATGGATCTTATGGGATTTAACGAGAATCGGGTAATCATTGTATTCGACTTTCAACATCCTGTAGAGAATTACGTGTATGAGGTAGAATCACTACCATACGCAGAGAAAGAATATAGGTTCTTTGAGATGGGTAATCATTTCTCTAAGAACATTTACGTTAGATACTGCAAGGCAGAAGAGGTAGACGATTATCTACCAATGTTCAAGACATATTTGTTGTGGTATAAACACATTATAGACGAAGCACAACCAAAAGGGTTGGATGCAACAGAGACATATGCAGATTTTGACACATATATGAAGCGTTTAGACCCTGTTGGAGGGTATCTCAAGGGTAAGTTCGGAGCAGAGAGAGCAGAGGGGCTTGTCAATTCTTTCTTGTTCTGCTATAATAAATAGTGTGTTGGGGCGACGGTCTCGACACAGGGAGTGACTGAATAAACTTACTGGCAAACGCTAGTTAAGGTGATGAGACACAGGTGGTGCTGCACCGAGAGGTGAATCGACTTACCAGTCGGGTCTCAGGCAAAGAACGTATTTTACACTGTAGTAATGCCCGTTCTTTTGTTGGTAGACAGGATTCCAACCTCCCACCCTTTTCTAAGGGATAATACACATAGTACACATAATACGGAGAATACGTATGTCTTTTGCTTCACTTAAGAAGTCTTCTTTCCAAGACTTACTCGCTAAAGCAGACAACCTTAACAAATCTGAGGCTAAGTCTGGACCTGACGAGAGATTATGGAAACCAGAAGTAGACAAAGCAGGTAATGGTTACGCAGTAATCAGATTTTTACCAGCACCCAATGGGGAAGACCTCCCATGGGCACAAGTTTGGACACATGCCTTCCAAGGACCAGGTGGATGGTATATTGAAAATAGTCTCACGACTTTAGGCAAAAAGGATCCTGTTTCTGACTTGAACAGGGAACTCTGGAATTCTGGTGGTGAAGGTTCACCTCAACGTACACAAG